CGACCGGACACAGCTTGCGATGACCCCATCTGACACTGGGAGAGCGAGCAGCAGACATGAAGCACAGATATCACCTAAATGTAGTATTCCAGTTCATGCTGGGGTACTATTTTTTTGAGGTGATATAAATGGATAACATTTTAGAGGTTTTAGCCATTTGGGTATCAAAAAATTTCGACTGGAATACCGCGTTACTTATAGTATTATTGGTTTTAATTTTGGTATGGCTTTATAAAAGTCCCGATATTTATAGGAACAGGGTGCATGATGATCGCACCGCGGATGCTGCCCAGCAACTTCAGATTGATAGCTACTATCGTGATGCAAACGGTCAATACATAAAGGAAAACTTAGACTGGTGGAATGAATTCTTGATCGATCCTGAGAAAAAAGCTCATGAGATGTCAGGCGATGAAGATGCGCCTATTGATCAAGAACATATAAATTTGTTGAATAAGCGAATGGCTTTTATTATGGAATTTAGTTCTGCCAGAACCGTTAAGTTGCTTTCAATTTATATGCAGAAAACTTATGCAGGTGATATTGATTCTGATGGAACGTTAGTATGCATTTCATACATCGTAGCGAGCTTGAGAGCTGACTATACTGGTGAAAAGGCGCTGCCTATGGACTTACTACAGATTAAGTTCAAGGACTATGGCGAAAACGAGAAGAAATACAAGAAAATAAGTAGGACTATAAAAAAGGAGACGGGAATTGATGACCACCTTAACTACCGCAGACTCAAATAATCTGCACTTGCTTCTGATTGTCGTTATTCTTCTGATATTACTTATTGGTTTCCTTTATTGGAATGAACGCAAACGATAGACGCTTCGGCGTCTTTTTATTTACACAAGCACTTCGCAAAGGTGAGGTGCTATTTTTGTGCAACAAAAAAGCCCTCGCTCTGAGAAAACGAAGGCCAATCACTTTGGAGTATGAGAATGAACTCACTAAGTCATTGTAACACAATACTTATAATAGGCACATAAAAAAGCTCTCGGTTGGGGGCCGAGAGCTAAGGAGTGGGGTAGTACCGAGGAGTGAAAATGAGTATATTGTTGGAACAAACTCATTTTATCTCACTCAAATTTTTAAGGCAACAAAAAAGCTCTCGGGGACGAGTCCGAGAGCCTGAGGAATAAAAATGAAAAGAGCAGCACATGATTGCATGTGGCTCACAATTATTATATTTCAGGAGGCGAGTAGATGCAATGGACAGATGAACAAATCAGTGGCATTAGGAAGCTCGCCTCTGAAGGCTTTACCAGACGAGAGACGGCCGACAAACTCGGAATTAGCTATGATGCTCTTCAAGGTAAAGCAAGACGGCTTGGGATCGAGTTCCAAAAACCAGTCAAGAATGAATACGATTCAGACGGAACGCAATCCAGTGAAACCATTCTAAAGGTTGTCAGGGGTCACAAAATGACTCCTAGAGAGGTTTTGGAAGCTCACGGGTACGATTATACCAAGTGGGAGCTTGTACGTGCCACAAGCAATTTTTGGAAGCAGACGCCTGAAGCAACATTGTATCAAAGCAAGATACAAATCAGGCCGTTAGTTGAAGCAGAACAATACGAATCATTGATGAATGACATCATCACACACAAGGAGCCGTATCAAGCAAAGGCTCCTATTTTTGTGGAATCAGATCGCTATCTGGTCATTCCTGCTTTCGATACACATTTCAACGGTCACACGTTTGATGTCTATGCTGAATCTCTGAAACGTCAGCTAGAAATCATTGAACGCGGCCACTACGCCAAAATATTGCTCATTCTGGGCGGTGATCTAGCTCACGTGGACAATATCAACTCGACCACAGCAAAGGGCACACAGCTCGAAACAACCGACTTAGGCGAGACCGTTAATGAAATGGAACAATACTTCGAGACACTGATTGAAGCAATCATTAAGAACGCCAATGAGCGTGAGGTCATGTATTGTGCCGGTAACCATGACCCGTCAGTTGGATATATGTTTGCTCGTCTTTTGAAACGCGCCTACAGTAACCAGACAAACATCACTTGGGACATATCGCTGAAGCATTACAAAGGTGCAATGCTAGGCCACAACTTCATTGGCGCTACTCATGGTGACAAGGGCAAGAACAACTACCTTGCAAAATACCTAGACGAGTTTGGATTCATGTTAGGCACAGCACAGAACCGCGAGCTGTTTACGGGGCATCTCCATTCAGAGATGAGCAAGGATCTAGGCGGATTCGTTCAGCGTCAAGTATCGACACGCAAGCCAACCGACAAATGGACTGATGATATTGGTGTGGTTGCTCACAAAACGTTTGAGCTGGTCGAATACGGCGATCATGATACCCGTGCCATTTACTATGTGTGAGGTGATTTTATGGCTCAAATGGTGATGACCAAGTTCGGATACATGTCGAAGGCTGAGGCCTCAATCATCGGGAAACTCGCAAAAGAGGAAGCTCAGAAGAAGGCTAAGGAAGACAAGAAAAAGCGCGGGAGGTGTGGTGATATGTAATGCGACTGACAGCAAAACAGAAGAAGTTCGTTGACTCTTATATTGCTGATAGCAATGCCACTAAAGCGGCACTAGAAGCAGGATACAGCAAAAGAACGGCTAGGTTTGTCGGTGCAGAAAACCTAACAAAACCTAACATTAAAGCTGCCATCGATGAACGCATGAAACACATCGAGTCTGACAAGATTGCCAAGGCTGTTGAGGTGCTTCAATACTTCACCACAGTGCTTCGTGGAGAGGCAAAAGAGACAATTATAGTTAGCACTCCAGACGGTGCAGATTCTGTCGAAAACGATCCAAGCATCAAAGACCGCATGGCAGCAGGACGCGAATTGTTAAAGCGTTACCCTGGTAATGATGAGCTGCTCAATGCTCAGCTAACGAAGATTATTACTGATATTGAGAAAACTAAGGCCGATGTTCGCAAGTCTAAAGCTGAGGCTGACATCATGGAAGCTAAGGCCAGCGCCTATCGCGCACCAGAAGGCCAAGATGGAGGACTGAACAAGCTTTTGGCAGCAATTGATGAGAGTATTCCAAAGGACGGTGATGTCAATGACAACTCCAATTGATCAATTCAAAGGGAAACAGTTAGACATCATCAACTGGTGGCGCCGCTATCCAGACAAGCAGACAATCATTGCTGATGGTGCTGTGCGTTCCGGAAAGACGTTTGCGATGTCGATCAGCTATGTTCTGTGGAGCATGATTATGTTTGACCACGAGCAATTTGGCATTGCCGGCAAAACCATTGGATCATTGCGCCGAAATGTGATTAGGCCACTCAAACAAACGTTGCAACAAGTGGGATTCTCGGTTGTGGATCGGCGTTCAGAAAACATGCTGGAAATCAGCCTTGATGGAAGAACCAACCTCTACTATTTATTCGGCGGTAAAGATGAAAGCAGCCAAGATCTGATTCAAGGGATCACACTTGCCGGAATGTTCTTTGATGAAGCAGCTCTCATGCCACAGTCGTTTGTCAATCAAGCGACAGCGCGTGTTTCCGTTACTGGCGGCAAATACTGGTTCAATATGAACCCAGAGGGCCCGTATCACTGGTTCAAGACTGATTGGATTGATCAAGCAGACGATAAACGCGCATTGCGTCTCCACTTTGTGATGACGGACAATCCAAGCCTGAGCGATGAAGTTATTGACAGGTACGAACATATGTACTCAGGAGTGTTTTACCAGCGATATATTCTGGGACAATGGGTTCTGGCTGATGGAATTGTCTACGACAACTTCAATAAAGACGAGATGGTCAGCAATCCAAGCCAACAGCCAAGCCGATACTATGTCAGTGTTGACTATGGCACACAGAACCCCACAGTTTTCTTACTTTGGGGTAAATGTGGGTCTGTTTGGTATTGCCTCAAAGAGTATTACTACGATGGACGGCATAGCAGCAGACAGAAGACAGATGATGAATACGCTCGGGATTTCAGCCAATTTGTCGGTGACATACGCTGTGAAGTGATTGTTGATCCATCAGCGGCTTCATTTATTACCAAATTGAGAGAACGCCGGTATCGAGTTATTAAAGCTGATAACGATGTGCTAAACGGCATTAGAGAAACGCAAACAGCTATGAACTCTGGTGAGATCAAGTTCACACCTGGGCTAACTAATCTGTTCAAAGAGTTCGCTTCTTATGTGTGGGATGACAAGGCCAGTCAAAAGGGTGAAGACAAAGTGGTCAAGGCACATGACCACGCAATGGACGCCATGAGGTATTTTGTCATGCAGGTAATCAAACGGAGAAATGCAGCTCATACGTTCAAGAACACAAGCAAATACTTCTAAGGAGGTGGCCATCATATTAACAGTTCAAGGGAAAGGCTCAATCACAGACGGAGATGTGTTTATTTTCCCGACTGATGAAGAGCTAACTGGCGATGACATCAATGCGTTTATTACCGCCAATGATGATCTAGCTAAAAACAAGTACCTTCCAGAAAAGAAAATGTACCTCGGTCAGCACCAGATTATTGATGATGCGAAAAAGGACCATGGGCCAGACAACCGTCTTGTTGGCAACTTGGCTCACTATATCGTGGATACCTACAACGGGTTTTACATTGGCATTCCACCGAAGATCACGCTCGACAACACACAGGACAATACTGTGCTGCAAGAGTGGAACGACACGAACAGCGTTCAGGACAAATTAAGCGAGATCAGCAAGCAAGCATCCATTTACGGACGGGCGCTTGCTTTTTTGTACCAAGACGAAGACAGCAAGACGTGTATTGCGTACAGCTCGCCTATCAATTCATTCCTCATCTATGATGACACGGTAGCACATAAAGCCGTTGCGTTTGTCATGTATTGGCATGATGATAACAACAATTTAACTGGCAAGGTGTATATGAAAGACGGAATATACGGCCTTGATATGGTTCGCTTTGAAGGGACAGACGGATTTAACCCATTTAACGAAGTGCCAGCTGTTGAGTTCTTCATGAACACCGAACGTCAAGGAATCTTTGAGAACGTTGAGACGCTAATTGATGCACTAGACAAGGTACTAAGCCAGAAGGCGAACCAGAATGAGTATTTTGACAATGCGTACTTGGTTCTCAAAGGCCTGAAACTCGATGAGGACGATGACGGCAACCCCAAACTCGATCTTAATGGCAACCAGATTATCTATGCTCCAGACGCCGATTCTGCTCAAGGCGTAGCTGAATTTCTGACCAAACCTGATGGCGATGCCATTCAAGAGCACCTCATTGATCGCCTCATCAGCATGATCTATCAGATCAGCATGGTTGCAAACTTGAACGATGAAGCATTCAGCGGCAATAGTTCTGGCGTTGCATTGCAATACAAATTGCTACCAATGCGCAATCTAGCGGCCAATCAGGACCGTAAGTTTACTCAGTCACTCCGGGAGCTTTACAAGATCGCATTCAGTGTTGGGACAATCCTTCCAGAAAGTAAATCTGATGACTGGCAAAAGCTTAACTTCGCATTCACGCGAAATCTTCCGGAGAACATTACCGACGAAGCGGACGCGGCTTCTAAACTAAAAGGCCTCGTATCAGACCAGACTATGCTTAGCACCTTATCATTTGTCGATGATCCCAAGGCCGAAATGAAACGCATCACTGATGAGACCGCCCAGAAAGCAAAAGACGCTGCTGCTAACAGTCCGTCAAGCCCGGACTTCCAGAAATTGCTGAATGGTGGTGGCAATGATGACAACAACGACTCAACAACAGATAGCGAGTAATTCTGCCTACTGGAATAAGCGAACGGCCGCTGAACGGAAATGGATTGTCGAGAACCTTAAGAACGACGAGGCGTTCAATGCCCGAATTAAGGAATATTTTGACAAAGCCCTAACCAACGTCCAAAAGGATATTGACTCAGAGCTTACCAAGTATGCCGCATACAGCAACGACAGCATGGCCGGTGCGCGTCAAGCAGTAATGGCCACCGACATTAAAGCTTATCAAGCGGAAGCAAAGTCGATTGTCGATGATGCTAGAAAGATGTATAACGGCGAACCGCTCAAATATTCCGACTTTAGCAAGGATGTCAATGATCGTCTCAAGCTATACAACGCTACCATGCGGATTAATCGCTTAGAAATGCTAAAGAGTGAGATTGGTCAAGAGATGCTTGATGCACACATGAAAGTGAACGCTGATCTAATCTCAAAATTGAGCGATGATTATCAATTCGAGATCAAACGGCAAGCCGGAATACTTGGAGAGACAGTATCTAGGGGTGGGTACACTGATTTAGCCAAGCTGCTCTCCAAACGAGAGGGAGATTACACCTTCTCACAGCGCATCTGGATCAACCAAGACATTCTTAAGGCTGAACTGGATGAACTGCTGACATCCGCCACCATTCAAGGACAGAGCCCACTAAAGATTGCTCGCAAGCTACGCGGTCAAGTGGCAGAAACGGTGAACAATCACCGCTATGTGACAGAACGAATTGCACGTACTGAGTCAGCTCGGATTCAAACACAGGCGCAATTAGATAGCTTCAATAAGTTCGGCTATGACTATTGCAAATGGGTGGCTGAGCCAAGCGCGTGTGATGCGTGCAAGGAGATTTCAGAAGGTGGCAGAACTGGTAGAGGCATTTATCGTGTAGACGATGTGCCAGATATTCCAGTTCACCCCAACTGCCGATGTTCCATTGCGGCATATGCGCCAGATGATGATTAGGAGGAAACAATGAAGCTACCAGAAAAAGTATTGATTGATGATATCGAGTACAAGGTTGAGGAGGTCAGTCACAAAGAGCTTCAGCTAAGTAGCGAAGACTTAAAAGGCGAGTACTGGGGCGATACGCGTTATAAGCAAGCTAGTATCCGTATATGTGAAGGTATGGCTGAGGATGAGGCCAAAATCACTTTAGTACATGAGATTATCCACGCAATCCTGCAAGAGCGAGGGTTCGACCAGCAAAACAATGATGAGGCAATGGTTGACGGATTAGCACATGCGATTCGCATGTTGGCCAAGCAGAACTCAGAGCTGATCAAGGAGGTACTATCATGAAATCAGAAGGTTTGAAAACGCGTGAAAGCATTAAAAAGCGCCTGCTTGATTTGGCAGCAGAGGCTAATAGCATCAAAGATTATCAGCTAGGAGCGCTTATCCTGAATGCATATAACCGATGCGATGACAATGTGACTATCCAGAATGGCAATTTATATGTCAACGGCGAATTGATGATAATCGACAATGCGACACTTGCTAATCATTTGGCAATGTCCTCCACCGGTTACAATAAAGCACCATCTGGTAACGCGTCACATATAAGCACTCTTGAGCTAAGAGATGATGGCCCATATCTTAACGGCAAACGTATTAAAGGACTCATTGATATGAACATCGATTCAAAGGTCGGCGATCTTACCAAAGTTGTCATTAAGCTTGCTGCCAATGTGCATGGTATAGACGACATTGACAAAGGATATTCAATCTAGCCAAAATATGAAACTTATTTGTAAGCCGCAGCTAGCGGCTATTTTTATACCATCAAGTCCAAGCGTGATCGACTATAAAAGCTCCGGTAAATTAAGACGCAAGCCTGATCCGTCTAAAAAGCTGTGGAAGGAGTTCTTAACATGATTCCCAAGATTTTAATGCCTATGAATTTGCAATTTTTCGCTGAAGATAATCCTCAAGGCGATCCGAAAGATCCAGTCGATCCGCCTAAGCCAAAAGATGGTGATCCGGTAGATCCTCCTGAAGGTAAGAAGCAAGGAGAACCGGCTGACCCTGATCCTGATGGTAAGCACGTCTACACCGATGAACAGGTCAATGAAATCGTCAAGAAGCGTCTTGCTCGTGCCGAGAAGGAGAAGCAAGCTGCTGTTGACGAGGCTGCAAAGTTGGCCAAGATGAATGCCGACCAGAAGAAGGATTATGAGCTTCAAAAGGCTCAAAAAGAACGAGATGAGCTAAAATCACAGCTCGCAAGCTACCAAATGGGAAAGCAAGCTCGTTCAATGTTCGAAGATGCCAAGGTGTCGGTCACAGAGGACGATTTGAAGCATGTTGTAACGCCTGAGGCAGAATCAACCGAGACCAATGTTAAGTGGCTCATTGCGCACGACCAAGCCGTAGCAGAGCGCGTCCGTCAAGAACTGCTAAAAGGCAGTACACCATTGGACCCGTCCTCCAACCGCAAGACGAAGAGCCTTAAGGATATGACTTTGCTAGAGCGCAGCGAATTGCAACGAAAAGATCCAGAGATGTACAAGAAATTACTAACAAAATGAAAGAGGTAAATAAATATGCCAGAATTTAGTGGTGCAACAGCCAAATTGAATTTGGTCGAACCTAAAGTATTCGCGGATTATGTCTTGGAACAGCAAACTGCTACTAACCGTCTGCTCTCTAGCGGCATTCTCACTACCGACCCAATTATTCAAGCACAATTGCTCAAGGGCGGGACTTATGTAACTATTCCTACCCTGCACAGTCTTAGCGGGGAAGCTCAGACGTGGAACGACACTAGCGACATTACTGTCGGCAACGTTGACAGCTACAGCGCCATTGCTCCACAGATGTACCAAGCAAAAGCTTTTGGATACACAGACTTTGGTCAACTTTCTACCGGCGCTCCGGTTGCGGAACAAATCGCGGGGCAATTCGCATCCTTCTGGAACATCCAAGACAACAAGCTTCTGATTGCAGTCTTGAAGAACGCATTCCTCAATGCGGATTTGCAGGCTGTTAAGTCATATGGTATGGACACGCCTGCTCCTTTGGCTGCTGGTGACTTTATTGCCGCATTGTCTCGCATGGGTGACGTTGCCAGCCCTCAACTGACGAAGATTGTGCTCAATTCTGCCGCTGTTGGTGCAATGCGTGATCAGAACCTGATTGATACCATTCAGCCATCAAACGGTGGTACGCCAATCAGCTACTACAACGGCATTGAGATTGTTGAAGACGATGCACTGCCAGTTGCAGCAGATGGTACCACGGACGCGTTCATCATTGCTAACGGTGCTGTTTCTTATGGCTTGGCTAATCCAGAAAACAGCTATGAGGTCAAGCGCGACAGTCTTGGCAATGGTGGCCAGACTGCGGTTATCAACCGCCGCACTCTTGCAATGCAAATTGCGGGTACGTCATTCACCGACGTTACTAAGGTTGCTGGTCTTGGCTACAGCGCAATCAACGCTTCTGCAACATCTATGTACGATTTGGTTGGTGATCCTCGTAACATTGGTATCGTTGACTATCGCTTCACAATCGACAAGAAGTTTGTTGTTGCCGGTATCAATGTCCCAAAAGGTTAGCGCCGGCTTCGGGGATTACGCTTAGTCAGAAAACGGCGTCCCTAAAAGTTGGCGCTACCAAGCAAATTACTGTATCCGCTGATCCTGTGGATGCATTTAACGCAAGTGAGGTTATTAGCGCTGCTAAGTTCGCATCTAGCGACACTGGTGTTGCCACAGTCGCTGCTGATGGGACTATTACAGCGGTAGCAGTTGGTTCTACAACAATCACCGCAACAAGTGGTTCCTTCACTGCAACGGTAGCAGTTACCGTTAGTGCAGCGTAGTAGCTAGTAAACCGTCGCTTATGAAAATCACAGTGCTGCGAAAGCAGGGCGGCGGAAAGGAGGCATGACATGGCTGATGCTGATCCAGTAACACTTGCGGATTTGAAGACGATGATGGAAATCAAAACTGACGCACAAGATGGTGCGCTTAATCTCATCATCAAAAATACCACACAAGCCTTACGATTTAAGCTCGGTTTGCGAACGGATGAGGTCTTACCTAATGAGTTAGCCTACATTGCGCTAGAAGTCTGCGTCAGACGCTATAACCGGCGTAAGAACGAAGGCATGACGTCTTATGAGCAAGAAGGCCAGTCGTTCACGTTCAAGTCTAACGACTTCGATGATTTCGCTGATGACATCAACGACTGGAAAGAAGCCAACGGGAAGAATGCTAAGTCTCTTGGCACCGTCAGCTTCATTTCTGGCTATCCAAAGAGGTGATCATATGCGTTTAGACCATGAGATCACATTCTGGACGGATGATGAAGAGTACAACCCTAAAACGCATGAGTACGGTGAACCAAAAAAGGTAGCCAGCGCTGCTGCCAGTGTCACAGACATGGGAACAGACAAGAGCGTTCAGCTATTCGGAAACTATGCTAAAAAGGCAAAGGTGATCCGATTAGTTGAGCCAGTCACCGTCAATTGGAGCTATTTAACGATTGACGATGATGCAACACACTACGTTCTCAATACCGCCCGCGTTCCGCTTCAAAACACTACTTTGATTGTGGGTGAGACGAAATGAGTAAAGTTGGGCTTGGTTATCGTATTCAGCTAAAAGGTATGGACAAACTGGTCGCTGGCCTGCTGAAGCGAGCGAAGATGGACGTTGTCAAGCAAATCGTCAAACAGCAGACAGCACAGTTGCAAACTCGTGCTCAGCAAATGACGGGCACCGTGTACGCTCATCCTACTGGTGCTACAAAGCGTGGCATCAAGTTAGCAATTACTGATTCGGGGCTGTCCGGTATCGTAGCGATGACGCAAGAATACAACCCATACACCGAAAATGGAACTCGATTCATGCGGGCACGTCCTGTATTGAAGCCTGCGTTCCTTTATCAAAAGATTCAGTTTATTAATCAGCTTAAACAAGCAGCAAAGTAGGTGATTCAAATCACATCACCAGAGCAAGAGCTATACGATTACTTCTATGCGTTTTCGCAATCGTCCGGGTACAAGACCTATGACCATCTGCCCATGCAGCAGGAGAACGCCCCATATCCATTCGTCATTGTTGGCGATATTCAAGTTGTTCCTACTGCAACAAAGACGTCACTAAATGGCAATGTGCTAATTACCATTGACATCTGGGGCGACAAAAAACAGCGTTTCACCGTATCTGATATGGCGGAGCGCTTTTTTCGTGCCGCGATTGGGCAAGTGCTAACTGATGATTACCGATTCTATGGACGTGTAGAAGACCAATCAAAAGAGTTCACACAAGACCAGAGTGTCCCTGACACGGTTCTCAACCGAGCCACGCTGATACTCAATCTCAATATTTTATAGGAGGCCATAACATGGCAAATGAATTAAAAGTGCTAGAAGGCATGGACGTTGTCGCCTTGGCACGTAAGCATAGCGATCAAGCAACGGTTAGCGGCCAAGTTATCCCTTGGCAGACTTCACTGTCCTTTGATCCGTCTGTTGACAGTAATTCTACTGTTACAAAGGACGGCAATGTATCAACCCGTAGTTCGGCAAGTACCGATCTTGAAGTCGAGTTCCTGAACAACACGTCCGCAATTGCAGACGTAATGTATGACTCACTGTTTGACGGCGAATTGCTCGACTTTTGGATTCTCTACCGCAAGCGCAAAAATTCAGCTGGTAAGTATTACGCATGGTACATGCAAGTTACCGTTCAAGAAGACAGCAGCGACAATGACCCTGATGATCACTCTACTCGCGATGTCACATTCTCAGTTAATGGCACACCAAAGCGCGGCTGGACAACGCTAGACAACGCAACTCAGGAACAGGTTGATTACGTATTCCTTGGGGTTGGCAAGGTCACTGAAACCGATGCTACCGGTGGTGGCACTGTTTGGGACAAGGCTGTTGATCCGGGTACTAATACCGCTGGCACTGAACCAGCTGGCGGAACTGGTACTGGAGCATAACAGCATAAGAGACTTGTCATCAGTCGCCTAAGAAAGTCATAGTACGGGTGAAACCCGGGCGGCTTTAAAAGAGAGGATTTTAAATCATGCAATTAACCATTAACGGTAAAGAATACGAGCTCAACTTTGGCGTCCGCTTTGTTCGCGAAATGGATAAGAATATGGGTGCCGTCATGCACGGCATTAACTTTGGCATGGGTGTTGCAAAGGCTCTAGCTGGTCTAAACGCATACGATGCTGCTGTTTTATCAGACACCATTTATTCAGCCACCGTGGCATCTAAGAAACGTCCGTCAGCCAGTGAAGTCGATGACTTTATTGACAGCAATTCAGACTTAGATTCGCTATTTAAGCAAGTTTCAGACGAAATGAACAGTGCTAACGCAGTAAAAGCAGTAGCAAAAAACATGAAGGCCTAGATGAGGACGAAAGCGTTCAAAAGAGTAGTGAAGAAACGTATCACGAAATTTTGTTAAACGCATTTGCCTATCTAGGCTTTTCTAATATTCGAGACATTGAACGTATGACACTTGTTGAGTATGAGCTGCGTATGGAAGCCTATCAGCTGAAGCAAGTCGACAGACAGAACGAAATTGCACAGCAAGCATGGATGAACCAGCAAGTGCAGGCAACCACCGGTAGCAAGAATCCTAAGCCTAAGTTCAAGACATTTGATGATTTCTTTGATAAGAAAGCGGCTATTGATAGCGTGCGATCAAATTATGAGCCCAATTATGAAGTATCACAGATGAGCAAAACCGAGCTCAAACAAAAGAGAGCACAAGTGTTCGCAAAACGGATGGCCGAATTTCAGCGGTTGAAGCGCGAAGGCAAAATCATTCCGTTATCTGAAAGAAAGGAGGGAGCACATGGCTGACAGTTTTAGCGTTGAAGCAATTTTATCCGCCGTTGACCGCAACTTTTCTGGTACCTTCAAGAACATTGCGGATTCAGCCTCCAAGGCTGGCGATAGCTTTGAAAAGTCGACAAAGCCAGCGGGTAATTTTGTATCGACCGTTGGCAAGATTGCTGGTGCGATTGGTCTAACCAAGGTTGTAGGTGCAATTGGCGAAGGCATCAAAAGCATGGCTGGTGAACTTGATGCTTCCAGCAAGGCGTGGCAAACGTTCGAGAGCAACATGAAGTTCCTCGGCAAAACGCCCGCAGAAATCTCAACAATTGAGAAGTCCTTGCAGAGTTACGCACAAAAGACCATCTACAGTTCTTCTGACATGGCTTCTGCATATGCTCAATTTGCAGCGGTTGGTGTGAAAGGTGTCGGACGGTTGGTCAAAGGCATGGGCGGACTTGCTGCGGCCACAGACGATCCTAAGCAGGCAATGAAGACCTTGATGGAACAGGGCACGCAAATGGCCGCGAAGCCTATGGTTCAATGGGCTGACTTCCGTCTGATGCTAGAACAGACGCCTGCTGGTATGGCAGCCGTTGCTAAAGCGATGGGCATGAGTACCAAACAGCTGGTCACCGAAGTCCAAAACGGCAAAATAAGCACGCAGCAGTTCTTCGATGGTATTGAGAAAGCCGGGAACAGCAAGGCATTCCAGAAGATGGCCACGAGTTACAAGACAGTAGGCGAGGCAATGGACGGCCTTCAGGAAACACTGGCAAACAAGCTTCAGCCTGCATGGCAGGCAATGTCTAAAATCGCTATCGGAGCTATTAGCGGAATCATTGATAAAATTGGCGCCATTAATTTTGATTCTGTTATAGCCTCAATCGGCAACTTTTTTTCTCCGTTTTCGACCCTGATCCTGAACATCAGGACTCAACTTAGCAACCTAGGCAAGGGCGAATCAATGAGTGGACTCAGTTCGATCCTTCAAGGGGTCGGATCCGTTCTTCATACCATCTGGGACCTGGTAGGCAGCTTAGCTAATGTTGCATTTGTCAATCTGATTGGCATTGCTCAAAAAGTTGGCGATGCGTTCAATTCGGTGTTTGGTGGTGGGAAGCTTTCGGGAGTTTTCGATGGTATCAAGCAAGCCGTCACTGACTTTGGCTATGCAGCCATGGGAGCCATCACAACTGTTAGTGATATTATTGCTAACTTACCGTGGAAAGCAATTTTTGAAGGTGTTAAGGCGGCTTTAACTGGTGTTGTTAACGTACTGAAGCCAATTGCAGCTATTGTCAAAGCAGCATTTGCAAACGACATTGTTAAGTCGTTTGCAGTGGCAATCCTTGGAGCTGTCGGGGCATTCAAAGTAATGGGATTAGCCATCGGCGGATTTTCAAGCGTTCTCGGTGTTTTTTCTAAAATGATCGGCCCTATTAGAGGCGTTATATCCGTTATCACTAACTTCGGAACTATCGTAAAAACGGCTGGTGGTGTATGGAAAGCGTTTGGATTGATCTTAGGCATGAATCCGTGGGTACTTTTGATTGCTGGGATTGCAGCAGTGGTTGCTGGTCTGGTGTACTTTTTTACCCAAACCAAGACTGGCCAAAAACTATGGTCGGGATTTGTTTCATGGTTACAAGGAGCTTGGCAAGGACTTGTAGGAGTTGCGCAAGCTGTTTGGAATGCTATATCGGGTGCGTTTACATCTGCAATTAGCGGAATTCAGACAGCTTGGGGCGGCATTACAGATTTCTTCAGTAATCTATGGACTGGGATTACGACCACGGCATCAGCTGCTTGGACAGCATTCACAACCACTCTCTCAGCTATCTGGCAAGGTGCTGTTACTGCAGCAACGACAGTTTGGAACGTGCTATCCACATTCTTCACGACTCTGTGGAATGGAATAGTTGCAGTAGCAACTGCTGTATGGTCAACCTTTGGCGGTTCCCTGACGACAATTTGGAATGGGATTGTCCAAATTGCTATCGGTGTTTGGAACATGCTTAAAGCAGTTATTATGGGTCCCATTCTTATTGTCATCGATTTGCTTACTGCAAATTGGACACAGCTAGGCGCTGATCTCCAGCTTATCTGGAACAGCATTGTTTACGCCGCTGGTCAGATATGGAATGGCCTTGTTACGTATTTCTCCGGTATTTGGAGCCTTATTCAAACCTATGCAATGACTGTTTGGAATACTTTGGTTTCAACTTTAGAGGGGCTTTGGAATGGTGCAGTATCTGCCGCTTCCGCTATTTGGAGTGCGCTTTCGTCATTTTTCAGCGGATTATGGAGCGGCATCGTGTCTACCACTGAGGGCGTATGGAACAGTGTTGTTTCATTCTTATCAGGATTATGGAGCGGAACAGTCAGCACGGCCGAGGGAATTTGGAACGCACTTCCCGGATTCTTTTCCGGATTGTGGAATAGCATTACATCATTCTTTTCATCAGCTTGGAACAACATACAGTCTATTGTGATTGGAGCTGCCACTAGTATTTTTAATGGCGCTAAGGCTGTATGGTCTGGTTTTACTGGCATGGTAAGTGGAATAGTTAATGGCATCAAAGGAGCATTCAATGCGCTTCGTAATTTTAGCTTGGCTGACGCTGGCCGCGCTATCATGGATAGCTTCTTCAATGGCCTCAAAGCGGCTTGGGGGAAGATAACCGATTTTGTTGGCGGAATTGCTTCTTGGATTCGCAAGCATAAAGGCCCAATCAGATACGATGCAAAGCTGCTCATACCTGCTGGTAACGCCATCATGAACGGCTTAAATGCAGGGCTTACTGACAAGTTCTCAGACGTCCAAAGTAATGTTTCTAGCATGGCACAAGCTATTGCTGATAGCGCTGCTGTTACGATGCCGGCAGTGAATACTTCTCCCTTTGATGCATCATTGCAGTCGCTTAATAACAGTGTACAGGGCGCAACCTTGTCTTCAAATCTTGATGTCAACTACACTCGCAAGCAAACGATTGAGGTTCCTCTGTATATTGACGGCCGAGAGGTTGCTCGTGCAACCGCAAACCCAATGCAAACAGAGCTTAATCGTTTGACAAAGGTAAGCAATTATCGAAAGGGGCTAGTCTAATTGTACGATTTCAGAGAAACGACACCCTTCACGGGTGCAGATGATAATCAGCTTCCAGCAGAAGCGATGCTAATCGATGGACAATACATTGAGAATCTTGTGCCCGGATATAGGACGCTGCAAGTTGGTGGACGAGAGCTTCTTAAGCAATCTGCTACTAGCAATGTCATAGGCATATCTGATGGGGAAACGCTTGAATACGTTCGAAATCCATCTCGCGAGATAACTGTTGGCTATCAGCTTATTGCTGCTGATGATGATGCATTTCGCACCGCCTTCTATAAGCTAAGTGGCATCTTGCACGGTGACACTCATCAGGTTTCGTTCAATGATGACTTGTCTGTGTACTGGAATGCCGTGCTCACAGATGTTGACGATGTTCCTAAGGGCAGAAATGGAATCACTTCTTCGTTCACTTTATTTGTCCCCGATGGCATTGCGCACTCGGTAGCCACGAAGACGTTTGACAACATGCCATACAAGGACGTGCCAGTGAACCTGCTTACGGGGACAAGTAATGAGGTTGTAACCCTTGATGCAACAGCACCAAATGCTAATACTAATTATACATTTACTAGTAGCTTATATACGGCCTTAGATCCATCAAAAACGTATGCTTTTAGCGCAGATGTAGCCATTCTTAAGGGAAGTCCTACACAAATATCTGTTGGCTCTTATAATGGAACAGATGCAGAAACAATAGATGTTACTATAAATAATAATCATATAGTGGCTATTATTACTCCCCCATCATCCGGACATACTATGCTAATTATATATGCAGGTGTTCGTGGCAATACTGCTGGAAATACTGTTAATTTTTCAAAAATTAAGCTAGAGGTAGGTAATACAGCTTCTCCATGGTCGCCTAACCCAGCTGATCCTGAATACTATACCAACACCATTACGGTGCACAATGGCGGCACTTATCCTGTTGAGCCAGTTATTACGGCAACTATGCACGAGGATAACGGCATGGTTGGGATTGTTAATGATCGCCCGGGTATTCTCCAATTTGGCACGCAAGAAATTGATGGATATACCACCGATGTGTCGGAGAAAGGGCTAAACGGAAATTTCTCAGCACCAATATCCGGCACGATATACAATCAATCAGCCACTAACAATCCGAATTGGGGCGGTGATTCAAGCAAACCAAACAAGCAGACTGGATCAATCAATTATGCCAGTGACAGCTACAACGGGCCGCATATGGAACCTGCATATGCTTCAACCGGGACTTATTGGAATGGCCCGGCTGCCAAGATACCAATTACAGCCACAAGCCAAAATACGCGCAACAACAACTTTACCGTATCTATGATGCTCCATTTTGAGACAACAGTGTCCGAATTGGGCCGCATGGAGTTAACACTTGAGGCTGGTGGCAAAGTTCAGTATCAAATGGTGGTCACAGACAACAATGCTGTCAAAGACGAGATTCAGGTCGATTGTTATGTTAAAGACCAGCAAGTAGGAACCATATCGCTTGATCGATCGAAATTTACAAATGATAAGTTAATGCAAGCTAGATTAAGCAGATTCGGCTCGAGCATTAATTTTGAAGTCTCTCCATGGAATGGAAAAAGTGGTCGTGAAATGACCGTCTCTTTGCCACCTTTAACTCGTCCAGACATGATCAGTGAGAACGTTGAAGCATTTTCCGTTTGGTTTGAACGCAACAACACATGGGGACAAGCTGCGATGAAACTGATTGCGGTTCAATTTGACTGGCAACACGTAAATTGGTGGACAGACATCAAGAACCGGTTTTCAAATGGCGATGTACTGACCATTGATGTTGCCAATGCTAAGACCTATTTGAATGGGTCTGAGAACCGCACTCTTCATACTATTGGCAATCAATGGGAGCAGTTCAAACTGCCACCCGGTGATACCGAGATTGATATCACGCCCTCTAGCTGGGCACAACCATTTGCGTGTGAAGTCGAGATAAGGGAGGCCTGGCTATAAATGGAGTATTACTTTGCAGATCGAAAATCAAACATTTTGGGTGTTGGGTCGACTGATGGCAAAGGCGAATGGCGAATTGACAACGATATAGAAACACAAAGTGTTGATAATCGTCCTGCGGTCGGTTTGTCTCTTGATATTCACTTCACGACTGATCAGGAACAAGCAGTCAATGAGATGGCCAAAGCAACCAACTTCATCATGTATCAAGACGAAGAAGGCAACGGCCACCAAATGGTGATTGAATCGGTTGACCATGATTCACTAGGCCACATTCACTCAATTGTTGCCAGCGATGCGGGTAATGATTTGATTAACGAAACCGTTGGTGCGTACAAGGCCGACAAGCCATATACCATCGCTGACTACATCACAAGGTTTACAAATGATTCTGGCTGGGAGATTGGCATCAACGAATTTCCTGACAATGTTCGAACACTCGAGTGGACTAGTGAAGAATCATCGTTGGCTCGCATTATTGCCGTGGCAAAAGATTTTGATGCAGTGCTTAGTTTTGGCTTTGAGTTTGTTGGAACCAACTTGGTTAAGCGTGTCATTAACATTCGGCATGAAACGGCCGGTGACAGCTTGATTTCCCTTGAAATGAATAAGGACATCAACAATATCGTCACGCATCTCGATACCTATGACATGGAAACATCTATCAAGGCTTATGGAGCGGTGCCAGAAAGTACGAATGGATCAACTAATCAGGACCCAATCAACTTGATCGGCTACAAATGGACTGATCCAACGGGACAGTTTGTGCTTGATCAGTACGGGTTCTTGCACGATACCATTGCTGTGCAGAAATATTCACGTTTGTTAAGCAACAGCAACCCTAACCCAACACAGTCTGACTGGAATCGGGTTAAAACGTTTGATTCAAAATCGCAGGCGGAACTTTTGCAAGCGGCTTTGGCAGACTTGAAAAAGTATAACCACCCAAACGAAACGTACGACATTGATTTGGTTAATTCGCCATACGTACCGCTTAATCAAACCGTCCACATTGCCGATGAGAATCAACAGCTATTCCTGTCTGCCAAAGTGTTGAGCATTCAGCGCAGCCGTGCTAACCATTCTGTCAAGCTTACTTTGGGTGAGTTCGCTCATGAAACAGTCAGCTTTGACCAACGGCTCAGCGATCTTGCCAATAAGATGGCCAACATGCCCAAGACTATTCAGTTTTATCCATGGCTTCGTTATGCCGATGATGACAAAGGCACTAACATGTCAGCGTTACCTGCTGGTAAGAAGTATATGGCAACAGTTTGGTCGAACAAGTCGTCAGTCCCGAGTGACAATCCGGCCGATTATGCTGGTAAATGGGCACTGATTAAGGGAGCGGATGGTGCTAACGGTAAACCGGGGCCTAAAGGTGCCGACGGTACCAGCAGCTATCTTCATACTGCGTATGCTAATAGCATCGATGGTAAAACTGATTTTTCGGTAACAGACGCTAGCGGTAGATCTTACTTCGGGCAGTACGTTGACGAAACCCAAGCTGACAGCACCGACCCGACGCGCTACTTGTGGGCCTTGTTCAAGGGCCAAGATGGCCGTGATGGTAAAGACGGTAGTGATAATGTTCCAGTTGTGACGGTTGGCCCGAGTTATCCTGCTAAACCAAAGGCTGGGGACCAGCATTGGTTAACCGACGAGGACGGAAATCTTGCCGCTTTTTCCATATTTGATACCACAAGTGGTTGGGATTCAAAACCAATTGCAGCCAAAGCATTAAATGTCGAAACCTTTAATGGCATGACTTTTAATGGGGTCACTTTTAACGGATCTACCTTTATCTCATCCTTCAACCACATCCAACCGGACGGTTTTCCAAATACGATTAGTGGAACGACCAAAATTAGTGGTGGCAGTATGGTCACGAATGCAACACTGGATAGTGATAGCAAGCAGACGTATCAATCTAAAGTTGATCAGTTGGGCTTGGTTAGTAAGTCAATGTACACCGGTAAGGAAGTTAGTTCTGTTGATGCACGCCAAGGCATGCTCACACTAAAATCTTTATATAATCCTTCTGGCAAAGATGTCACGCTTGCATCAACGTTTACGGCGGCTGATTCGGTTTTCTATCAGCACATTGATAGCGGACTTGAAACCAATGATGTTAAAAGCCTGAAAATTGGATATTCAAGAAAAGGTCCGAATGTCACCATTGGGATTGCTTTTGAAATGAAAACTGGTAATGGGTGGGTCAAAATTGCCAACATTCGACCAGGATATAGCCCATTTAATAATGATGATGCAGCAAGGTTACTCGGTAGCATGTCGTATACGGGTGCGGCCTGTGAATTGTATGTTTCAGCGGGTGGAATTTACATCATTCCGTGGCGTAGTCAAGGTGGGTATGCTGGCAGCTTGAGTTTCATTACTCGTGATGCGTATCCGATTAATGATGCGGTGGTGAATTAAAATGAAGATTAAGATTTGGCTAGATGAGCAAAACCGACTAACCAACTGGGCCTATGAAGCAGAAGATGCTAAATTGGGCCCAACAGAGGACGGTCAACAAATCATAGAAGCAGATGACGTGTCTCAGTTTTTTGAGGGTCACGCATCTCTTGTAGACGGCAAAATCGTTGCCGATGAGGGTTACGATCCGGCTAATGATCATCCACTCCCCGGACCGTCACCTGAACAGCAGATGATTGCCGCGCTGTATGCCCGTGTGACAAAGCTTGAGGATGGTGGAAAAAATGAGTGACTTTGAATTTTGTGGCACACTATATTCTTGGGGGTGCCCGATAGAGCAGTACGTGGGGCGGCAAATAACGGAGGACCAATACAAACAAATTACAGGCAGTGACTATGCCGCCAGCAAAAGCTAGCGGCTATTTTTATGGAAGGAAGTATAAAGATGTGGATTTCAAGAGTTGGATAGATGTGTTTGTGGAGTTGGGTGGTGGAGCTTTGTTTGGTTGGTTTGCAAGCCAATGGCGCATGCATCGAAAGCATGGAAAGGCAATTGATTCAGGCCTTGTCGGTTTGCTTCATCATGAGGTTTACATGCTGTGTAACCATCATATCGAGGTGGGGTATATCAGCACGGACGACTTGGACGATCTTAATTACCTTTTCCGCAGCTACAAAGCACTGGGCGGTAACGGAACGGGCGAAGCGCTATATAACAAAGTTTTGCAACTTCGGATTAAAAACTGAAAGGAATGTTCAGTATGAAGATTAATTGGAAAGTACGAGTATTAAGCGTCAAATTCTGGCTGGCATTAGTGCCGGCAGCTTTGTTGGTTGTACAAACAGTGGCAGCGGTTTTCGGTTACAACTGGGATTTTGCCAACTTGGGCAAGGAGCTCACCGCAGTGATCAATGCAGTATTTGCACTGTTGACCATTGTGGGGGTTGCCGTTGACCCAACCACAGAGGGCGTCAGCGACAGCCAACAGGCGTTAGCTTACCCGGCACTCATTACCACCAAGGCAGCTAAGATCAAGTCCTTAGAGGACCAGATTAAGGCACTGCAAGCGAATAAAGAGGCTGACCAGGTAACTGCTGCTAGTGAAGTGGTTCCAGAGACGTCTTCTGCAGCACCGGCGGAGTCAGCTCCGGCATCTGTTGCTCCACAGCAATAAGGAGGAAACCATGAAACTAAAAACTAAACTAATTACCTTGGTAGTCGCCTTCTTGGCGGCTATTTCTTTTGCCCTGCCATCGCAGGTCAATGCGGCCAAGGGTGATCAGGGCCCGGATTGGGCGAAGTATCAGGGAGCAAGTGGACGATATGGAACAGATCAAGACAAGTTCGTCATAGCTCAGATTGGCGGAACTTACGGTGGTACGTACATCGATCAGTGGACGTATGATAGCCAAATTGCTAGTGCCAAGGCGGCAGGAAAACGTGTGCATAGCTACATCTGGTATGGTGTTGGTGCAAGTAGCCAGTTGGG